CTACTTTTCGACACTTTACCAAAGCCCCAGATCCATAAGCAGAAGGCCACGTTCCACCATTGCGTGTATAACGGGCCTTTACTTTTTTATAACATGCGTCACGTTTGGGCTTTTTTGCTGGCATTATAACTTCCCTCTTTACTTATCTGTTATAAGGGTATCCCCGCCTTGTGTCATCAGTTTGATAAAGGTATTCGTTTATGATGTCTGATAACTCTCTTGTGGCAGGCTGTGTTGCTTGGCGCAGTTCCATAGATCGGATCGTGGTTGCCTCTGGAGGAACAACTCCATCAATGATCCTATCATTGTAAAAATCATTAAAAAACATACCTGTTGGCACATCTCGAAAATTACCACTTTCATCTGCCATTCTGTAAACGGGCGTACCTTCAACACGCTTCAAGCCTGCTGGATATGTTGTGTGCATTGATACTGGGTCTACAGGCGCGTTATAATCGATCTGAGCGATCATTCTGCCTGCTGCATCGCCGGAACCCATTCCCAACATATCTGATTTGGAAACAGCAGCTCGAACAGACGCCTGATCTGGAAAGCCTAACTTCATGCTTCTTGGCTTTGCCATTTCTTCAGAGAACGCCTTGCGAGCTTCGCCACGATTGGGTCCACGAAAATAAGCTCTGACGGCATCAATGTCGGATGCCTCTAGATTATTAAGACCCGGCCAATCTGGGATGCGGTTTCGCAAGTTTTCGTCAAACTGCTTCGCTGCCTTTTTGGTGATCTTCATGTTTGGCAGCATATTCAAGGTAACATCTGAAACCATTGTGGAGAAGTTCACATTGTCCCCAGCCGCGTTGAAGTAAACGCCGTAAACTGGCGCACCTTCTTCTAAGATCTCACCAGTCTTCGGATCTTCCACCTGACCAGAAATCTCTTTGGCTTTCTTAATTTGCTTATTTAGGATTGATGGATCACTTCCCCAGAACCGATTATCCACTACGTTCTGGCCTTCTGTGGCATATTCGTAGCCACCTTCTCGCGCTACTGGATTGATCAGAGGAACATCATTCACACCAACAATAGACCCTGTTCCACTTGCCCGATCACCCTTGATCGACATGAACTGAGCGCCTTCATCGATAGCTTGCTGGAAGTTGAAAGGAGTAGGGGCTGTTTGCGTTCTGGTGGTCACATCGATTTCTGCACCGATCTCTTCCAAAGGAACCATGCCCCTTGTGACCTTCATCCTGCCTATTGGGGTATCTTCAACATACCCACCTTTTGTCAAGCCACTTCCACGACTTTGATTCTGAAGGTAGTTTTTTATAATGGTGTTTGCCGTTTGATCGTCTGAGTATCTCAAGCCCTCTTGAACAATATTGCCGCCGACTTCAGCTACAATTTGTTCGTAAGACTTAAATGTACCGCCGCCAACATCTACGGCTCCATCAACACCTAATTGCTTGATCTTTTTTAGAGCTGAAAAAATACCCATTACTTCTTGCCCTTATACCCAGCAGCCCTGATAGCGCGACCCTGCTTTTCAGCTTCGGCTTTGGTCTTGTAGACCTTGCCTTTGCTGCCCCACTTGTAGCCGCCTTTGACCTTACGAACAGGCATGTTAGCCGCCCAAGATTTCGTTCATCAGCTCATGTACATTGCCACCGCCAAGGCGCATGACTTTAACTTTAACACCACTGTCTTCAGGCATATCCATCATCATATCATCGTGATGACAGTCGCAATCTTCGCCGTGTTCGCAATCACAGTCATGCTCGTACTCTTCATCGTCATACTCATCGCCAAGCATGTACTCTTGCTGGCAGAGCAAAACAAAGTTTACGAGCTGTTCGTCAGTCATGTTTAGACCGTCAGCATCATGCGGAAAACCCATCTTTGCCATAAACAAATCTGCGTTTTCTTCCATGTTTTCTACATTAATTTGAGCCATAGTAGCCTCCTTTATGGGCGCATTCTGGGGCGCATAGATGTTGCTGGTGCAGAAGGACGCGCCCGTGGACGTGTTGGAGTAACCATACCCGCTTCAATCGCTTCTTCCATGCTCATCACGTTTGGTTCAACAGTTATACCACTAGATGGGCCATATGTCTGTTCATCCAGACTTGGCATCATGCCCGGTCCCGGCATACCCATAGCAGCTTCGCCCTGTGAAATCTGACCAGAGGTAACCATGTTATTCATCATCTCTGGAGACATGCGTTCCTTGCGGCCATCAACTTCGTAAGACATTTCTGTCTCTGGCATCATTTCTGGGTTGAGCTGGTTCATAAAGCTCATAGAGCCTTCGGCCAACATGCGTTGCAGTTCTTCAGACATCCGCTTGCCTTCTTTAACAGCAGCAATTTCGCTCTGAACAGCCATTGGTAAATCCGCATCAACAGCGTTGGCCAATTGCTCAAAGCTCTGCACAAGCATCATTTGCTCTTGCGTATTGGGGTTCATATTGCCTTCAGCCATGTTGGCCTCCTATCTTTTCTTTATGCCTACTACGTTTCTATTTAGTTTTCTACCATTTTAAGATTTGGAAGCTCTGACGCAGGAATAAGAATACCTGTTTCATCTTGGTAATATTGTACACCATCCTTATTCACTTGCTTCAAATCCATATCTACTACCTGACCAGATGCATATCTGCGCAGCCAATATGGAAGTGCAAGACCAGAACCACCTCTGTAATAGCGGTTGAAAACGCTCTGAGCTGCTTTTTGATTTTGTTGATCCCGATAAACCACTTCTGGACTAGGATTATCATCTGGTGGTGGTCCGATATTCAGTGCGCCGTAACTATCAGTTACCATCGGATCTGGTTTGTCGGTGTTAAAAGGCACAAAGCTACCTGAACTTGTTTTGTATCCAGTGTAATTACCATCTTCATATTGTGGCGTACCGCCCTCTTGAAGTGCAGATACTTGCCTATCAATCTCAGCTTGCCGCGCCTTAACACCCGGCTCAACCATTTGCTGGCCTAAGTATCCACCGACAACTGGGACAATGGCGCCCGGTATAAAAGAACTAAAATAAGCCGCATCGCTGGGTGGCTTATCTTCAAGCATCTTCTGGCGAGCTAAAGCTACAGCATAATCTTGGTTGGACATATTGCCCTGTTCAATCGGGGCGTTATTGCTGAAATCATCAGACACGCCATAGATGCGATCTAACGCACCAGCTTTGTTTCGGACAACTCCACCACCAGTTAAGTCTTGAAAGACGCCGGGTTCTATTTCAGTGACTAAATTACCAGCAATATATTCCGCATTGTCAAAGGGAGTTAACAAATTCGCAAAACTTTCACGCGTAGTATTTTCAGTTTCTAAAGCATCAAGCTGAGATTGCGTAAATGTTCTTCCGTCATTCCTATTGCTGTCTGCTATATTAACAAAAGCACCAGCTTCGTTTTTAGGAACTGGTGTGTAGTTTCCTTCACCACCTGAAGTGTCAACCAAGATACCATCTTCGTATCTCATGCTGTCGCCGGGGGTGAAAAAGTTAGCAAGATTTTCACTTAAACTATTGCCAGATCCACCTTGATCATTGCTCTCAGTATTAGCTGAACCAGTTGGAAAACACATTAACCCATCCTCACTTCTTGCGATTGCGGCTGCGGCTGAGACTGGGGCATCATAGCTTCAGAAATTGCGCCCAGCGCACCCGGTGATCCATTGCCCATACGGCGCTTGATCTCCATGACCTTGTTGATCAAATACTTGTTCATATCCATAGGCGGTTGAGCCTGTGGCCCTCCAACATTGTTGGGAGGGGACATTGGAGGGCCACCCTGTGGACCCTGCTGCGGTAAACCGCCGAAGGCAGCAGGATTGATGGGAGGCAAATTATACTGAGGGGGGTACATTTTTCATGGCCTCCATCTGAATTTCGGCTGCGTTCTTTTCTCGTTCAAGCTGCAACTCTGCCTCTAGCTTCATAATCTTTGCCTGCATATCAGCTTGCGCTTTAGCGGCATCAATCTCCATATCTTGACGGGCTTCAGCCTGCTGAATCTCAATTTTAGATTTTGCCTTCGCCTGATCCGCTTCAATCTGCGCTTGGGTTCGAGCCTTCAAGGCTTCAGTCTCAAGCTGCGCGAGCTGTTGCGCATATTGTAATGGATTTCCTTGCTGGCCTTGTTGACCACCCAATCCTCGAATGGCTTCGATCTGCTTCATCTGAGGCGCAGATTGCACAACTTGTGCTGCGCGTTGGCTGATCAACATATCTGTTGCTGGATCTACTTCGTTGAACCTGAAGTTTGGATTTCTGAAGTCTGGCATTGGCGGCATCTGCATATTGATGCCAGCCTCCATGCGCTGACGATACAAAAGCGCAATATGCTCTGCGATGTGAGCAATCAACACGGGCTGCATTTGCTTTGCGCCGGGATTGCCGCCCAATGATGGATCTTGCATGAACTGCATGTGGACTGCGATGTGCGCCTCATGGTCTTGCTCTGGGAAGGCGCGGATTGGCTTGCCATAAAGAACGCTCATGTTCTCATCGATTGGGTCCATTTGCACCGCCTCTTCAGGCTTCTGCAAGATTTCATCGATATTCGGAATGCGGATCGCTTCGTACATCCGCTTGTATGCCTCATACAAATCATGGAGCTGCGGAGCTGAACGGGCCATTTCCAGAACAGCTTGTGCCTGCGCAATGCGCTGGGCTGTCGAAAAGATGTTGGGATCTGACACTGGGACGATGTCGATGCGATCATCAAAGTCAGTGCGATAAATGATTTCAGCCGCACCAGCTTGGGCAAAGCTAAACTCATCTGGCAAGTTTTCTGCGTTTAAGTCAGCCAGAAGTTTAAACTCTTGGCCTTGCGCATAATGCAACCGCTTATGGATTGCGCTGAATGACTTCGATCCTTGTTCGATCAAAGCGACTGTCGATCCGACTGGGGCATTTGGATTTACGTCACCGACATTCAAATCGGCTGTGCTGGCAAAACGCTGACCTGCGTCAACCATGTATCCAAGCAAGTTGAACAAAGAACCGCTTGGCTCTTTGAACGGCAGAGGCATGATAGCCTTGTTCACGTCATCGACCGTGCTGTCGAGATCTATAAACTCGCCGGGGCTGATTTGCATGTCGCCGCCCTCGACGCGGCCACGCAGCTTGAAGCCACCCTGCATGTTGCTGAATGCGGCGCTGTCGAGAAGGGCGCGAAGCGATCCAGTCGCTGCTTTACCCAAACCACCGATCATGTGGTACAGACCAAATCCGTAGAAGCCTAGACCGGGCAGGAACTTGTAGCTGACAAACCAATCGCGGCGCTTCTTGCGCTCATCGTCTTCTTTCCAGTTGCGGCGTACAGAAACCACGTTCTGGTTTTCATAGTCTATTGTGATCACATATGGGATTGCGACTGCATTATCATCAGCGTCATCATCATCCATTTCTTGGCCATCGATGCCGTCAAACAAATCATAGACGTGCATTTCAAGCAGCGTCATTACGTTATCGTTGCTGTCATCGTACTGATCGACGCCTTCGATCTCACCGATTGTATCGCCTGACGGATCAATTGAATTTGTTTCGCCATATTTTGTCTGGAGATAATATCCGTTCTGAACGTAGCGATTGAAGTCATTCTTTGGCATCCGAATGACGTGCGTGTAGCGCGGGGATGTATAGAGATCTTTACTTTCTGGAGCGACCACAAAGTCTTCAGCCTTTACAAACTGGCTACACTGCCGATCCAAGTTGCTGTCCCACCAGACCTTCTTGAAGGTATGGCCGATCAGCGGGAGGTGAAACAACATCTGATCAAGATCAGGGAAATACTCAGGCATTTCCTGTGTGATCTGGTAGTTCATAAACTCACGCACACGGCGAGCTTGATCTTCCATCTCTTCGTTTGGCTCGCCAAGGATGACAGATTTGACGGGGCCACCTGACGGATAAAGCTCTGCGATTGCCTTGGCGTTGAACTGGGTTGCAGCTTCTGCGATCAGCGGGTGGACAACAACTGACAGGCCGCGAGTTGCTCGCTCATCTTCACCTTCTGCCAATCCACCATCTGGATCTAAGGTCTTCAAACCTTGCTTATAGCGTTCTTCCCACTCGGCTCGTGCCGCACGATCATTCTCGTAAAATCCGACCAGCTCGCTTGCTTTGCGCATGAGTTCGCGCTCATCGATAACTTCTGCAAGGTTTTGGTCAAACTCCGCATCGTCCAACTCATCCAAAAAATCTAGTTCTGGATCTCCGATTAGAACGTCACCGTCACCTATCTCTTCGATCATCAGGTCATCGGCGGGAGCGCCTTCGGCAAATGGAACAATGTTTTGTGGTTCAGCCATAGAGCGTCATCCTTTGTTTTTCTACTGGCTCATCGTCATCTGGATCTTCTGAGTGACCAACAAACCATCCTTTTCGTAACCTTAACCACGCTTGGGTGCATGTATCAACAACATCGTCATTTGGATGTGCAGGAAAGGCTGCGCATATATCTATTAAATCTTTAGCCCATTTACGATTAGAAGGGAAGAAAATCCTGCCATCTTCCAAAAGTGCGCTTGACGCATGGGCGCGAGCCTCTTTATCGCGGTCTGGAGAATAAGCCAATACTGGCACACCAGCCATACGCAGATCTTGCAGAAGAGATTGACCTGAAGCCTTTTTCTCAATCAAGACAGCGTCTGGCTCCCACTCATTGTAAGCCTCTTGCGCCAAGCGTCGAAGGTCAGGGTAGCTGACCTTATCATACCAAGCCTCCAGCACAATTGCGCACGTTGCGCCTCTATACTGAAACACGCCCCAAGTTGTACGGGCGCTGAAGCTGGAGCTTTCCTTGGCTTCGAAGGCTGTATCGTATGATTGCAAGACGTATTCGATGTCGGGCAAATCTTCCTTTTCCCAAGGAACCCACCAGCTTGCCTTCAGGATTCCGCCACCTTTGGGTGACGGACGCTGCTGTAGCTGCCCAGCGGCTGCATAAGATCCAAGGCTTCGCTCCAGAGTTGTTAATGTTCTGTCATCGATGCGTTCAGGCCAGAGCAACTCTCCCTCTTTCGTGCGTGGGTCTGTAAATCCCATCCAAGACTTGCTTGGCGTTGGATGGCCAATTTCGTATCGGGCAGGCAGGCAGAGGTGGTTCCACTCATCGCCTAGCTGATTGGACAGGATATGCCCCGTCAGATCTTGCTCATGCACACGCTGCATGATGATGACGAAAGCGCCAGTGCGGGGATCGTTAAGCCGGGTCTGCATGGCTTGGTCCCACCACTCTAAAACACCTTCACGCACCTTAGAGCTGTCGCTGTCTACCACATTGTGTGGATCATCGATGCAGATGATGTCACCACCGTCCCCTGTCAGGGCGCCACCTACGGACGTGGCTATGCGATATCCAGTCTTATCATTCTCGAACCTTTGCTTCTGGTTTTGATCTCCAGTTAATACGAACTTGTCACTGAAGTGATCTTTGTACCACGGGCTATCGATCAGGCGGCGGCACTTGGTGCTGTCTCTGATGGACAGGGAAGAGGCATAGGAAGCGTACAAGAACTTCTTATGCGGCTGATGGGTCCAAGTCCAAGCTGGCAGCGCAACGGCCACACTGATGGATTTCATGTGGCGTGGCGGCACGTTTATGATCAGGCGCTTGATGTCGCCCTCGACAACGGCTTGGAGGTGATCGCTGATTGCATCGACGTGCCAGTTGTTTTGAAACTCAACGCCCGGTTCAATCGTCGGCCAAGCTGCTTTCGTAAACTCCCTCAATGATCTCCGGTAACGCTCCGCCTGAACTTGCTCCAAGGTTAGACTGTTCAAAAGCTGCTGCAATTGCGCTGAGTTGGTCATCACTTATCCTTGTTAAATCTATGACGTGCTTTTGTTCTATGGTTGTTGCGACCTCTTTTTTATCGACCCAGCCTGCGCGGTTCTTGAGAAAGAAGATCATCGCGGTGTTATCTCTGTCAATCGTGGCCTTTTCATAGAGCGCGTTGGTTACTTGCTGTATGCCTTCGGCCTCCCCGCTTTTTATAGCGTCCAAGAAATCCACATTTTGTTCCTGAATTTCAAAGAATTTTGAGCGTGATATTCCCAACGAAGCAGCGCATTGTTCTTTGGTTAAGCCCTGCGCCATGAAGCGTCTGGTGTTTTCTAGCACTTCAGGAGTGACCTCGAACTTCGGCCTTCCGACAGGGTTCTTTGATTTTTTCTTTG